ACTTTAGATATATTACAATCTGAAGATAATATGCAAATAATTATAGGAAGTACAACCTTATCTCAAACCTTACCAATTGGAACAAATTTAAACTATGAATACATTATTACACCTGCTATGCATAGTGGAGGTGTTTTTTCTTTGTATGGTGGTACTTCTGATTTACAAGAAGTAGACAACATATCTGTAAAAGAATATCTTGGTCAAGAAGTAGTACCTGATAGTGGTTGTGGAAGTTGGTTGCTAGAGCCACAGAGTACGAATTTGATTGAGTATAGTGAGGATTTTAGTGTTACACCACTTTCAAGTAATGATATATTATACACATCTAATACAACAGAAACATTATCGCCGAGTGGAGATAATACATCTGACAAATTTGAAGTTACTGCATCAAATTCAGATGCAAACAGAAGACTTACAAGAAGTATATCGGTACAATCTTTTACCTTATCTGTTTATGTAAAGGGAGAAAGTGGGCAAAAGTTTCAATTATTTTTAGCACGAGATAGTTATGCTGAAATTTTAGATATTAATACAACTTTAAGTGGAGAATGGGAACGAATTGTTTTAAGTGATACTTTTAGTACAAGTTCCACAAGTGTAGTTATAGGTTTTGAGTTTGGTTTTAATGCAAGCGATAGTGTAGCGGGTAATGTGTATTACCTTTGGGGCGCACAACTAGAACAACAATCCTACGCAACTTCATATATTCCAACTAACGGAGCAATAGCTACTAGGCTACAAGATATTGCAACTAATAGTGGTAACTCTACTTTGATAAATAGTACAGAGGGTGTATTATATGCTGAGATAGCAGCTTTGTCAGAAGATGATTTAAGTAGGTATATTACAATAAATGATGGTTTATCGAATAGCAATGCTATAAGGCTACTATACCATAACTCAAACGCTACCTTTTTTCAAAAATATGTTAATGGAATAAGAACAACAAATCTTAGTACCACGTCCATCACAAAAACAGATTTTAATAAAATTGCTATAAGGTATAGCTTAACAGGAGTTAGTGTTTTTATTAATGGTGCAAATATTCTAAATAGTGCAGACACAAATATAATATCTTCTAATACTTTAAATTTGTTAGAATTTAAAGGTGGAGGAAGTTTCGGTGATTTCTACGGAAAAACAAAAGCACTAGCAGTTTACAAAGAAGCATTAACAGATGCAAATCTAAGATGCCTTACATATCCACCAGCAGTTGCAACAACATTTGATTTAGACTTTGATACTATTGCAGAGCAGTTTACTTTCACTAGAGGCTCAGAAGCTACGTTTGTAAATGAGCAAGGGTTAATTGAAAGTACAAATCAGCTAGGTCCAGAATTGGTAACTAATGGAGATTTTGCAACTGATAGTGATTGGACTAAAGGAATTGGTTGGAGTATAGGTAGTGGTAAGGCTATATGTGATGGTAGTGGTAATACTGCATTAACTCAATCAAATATATTAACTGTTGGAAAAACATATAAAATAGAATATACAATTTCTGATTACGTTAGTGGTAATTTTAAAATGTTAAACATACCAACATCAAGCTATGAAAATTCTAACGGAACATATACTGTTTATGGGGTAACAGATAGTGTAAATCTTGTTGCCTTTGGAGTTTCTTTCATTGGCTCAATAGACAACGTTTCAGTAAAAGAAGTAACAACTGCAACTAACACTCCTAGAATAGATTACTCTACTGGTGCAAAAGCATTTTTACTTGAACCACAGTCAACGAACTTGGTAACTTATAGTGAGGATTTTAGTCAGTGGACTCTAGGTAGTAACGCAACATTATCATACGAAAGCGACATAGTTGCACCTGATGGAAGTTTAGGGGTTTATAGATTAACTTTACCCGCACAATCAAGCACTTTTTTATTAAGTAATAGTTTTACTGGTCAAAACCCACTAGCCTTAAGTATTTATGCTAAATCTGCTGCAACAAATAATGATTTTAATCTTTTTGATGGAAGCATCACATCTTCTTTAAAAACCGCAACAAGTGAATGGCAGAGATTTGATTATATTGGTACTGGTAGTCAATTAGGTATTGTAAATCAAGGGGATACATTTATAACTGACATATATATTTGGGGAGCTCAATCAGAAGCTCTATCATACACAACCTCATACATACCAACATCAGGGGCATCAGCTACTAGAAATCAAGAATTATGTGTAGACGCAACACCAGTTATTAATAGCACAGAAGGTACATTGTATGCTGAGATAAGTGCTTTGGCTGATGATGAAAATGTATATAAATTACTGGAAATAAATAATGGAGGTATTACTGATAGAGTTTATATTGCGTATAGAAACAACTCAGTTTATGTAGCGGTCATTGTAGGAGGTGTTACTCAGTTTGTAAAAGCTACGTCTACATCTATAACTTCCGTAGCTGACTTTAATAAAATAGCGGTTAAGTACAAAGAAAATGATTTTGCTCTATGGGTTAATGGTGTTGAGGTTGGAGTAGACACAAATGGTATAACATCAGCAAACGGGGTTTTAAATAGTATAGATTTTAGTAATAGTTCTAATGGTATTCCTTTTTACGGTAACACAAAAGGTTTAAAATATTACCCAAAAGCATTAGCAGACGTACAATTAGAAGATTTAACAACAATATAATTATGAATATTTACAAAACAGTATTTGATACAGAACAACAAGGTAAAGACGTTTTAATACAAAAAGACGTTTGGCAAGAAGTAACAGAAGAAGGTGTTACTTCAATGCAGTATATCAATGGAACAAAAGCAGTTGTTTATATTGGTAAGGTGGTAAAAACACCTGGTACTTATGACTCAGACGGTCACGAGATAACTCCACCGATTTATTACCCTGGTGTTGCTTACGATATAATGAGTACAGATGACTTAGATTTTGGAAGTAATGAGGTTTATCCAGGTGATGCATCAGCTCATCAATTTTATGGTTATCCAAGAAATGCTGAGGTTCCACCACCACCTGTAGAAGAAGAAGTAATTTCAGAATAAATAGTGTAACTATATACAAAATAATAATTAAATTTAATCAAAAATGGGAAAAATTAAAGAAGATCAGTTAAAGAAAGTAGTAAAGCAACAAAACGAACTAGCTAGTGTGTTGGGTCAAATAGGTGCGTTAGAATCTCAAAAACATAGTTTACTTCACGCTATAGCTGATATGAACATCAAGATAGAAGAGTATAAAGCTGAACTAGAAGAAGAGTACGGTAAAATATCTATAGACTTATCAACTGGTGAGTATACTGAAATAGAAGAAGATGAGTAATATTATAAGAAAGATTAGTATAGGCTCTGACTATAAAAATGATGCTATGCATTATTCTATAGGTCAAGAAGTTTATGGTGGTCACAAGATAGCTTATATATTACTAGACGAAGAAGATAATTCTTATAACATACATATAAAAAAGAACAATGAGGTATTGCCATGGAAGAAGTTTAATTCTAACATGGCTATATCTATTGAGTATGATCTTCAGTATTGATGAGAAGTGTATATGACTTTATTGTAGAACCAGTAGGAGAAAGATACGATAACGAGTTAAAAATAGGTGATAAGAAATTAGTTTTAAATTCTAAGATAGAAAGTCACAAATTTATAAATAATAAAGCTAAAGTAATATCTGTGCCAATAGCCTTTAAAACCCCTATAAAAGTGGGTGATCAGGTTATTATTCACCATAATGTATTTAGAAGATACTACAACCAAAAAGGTAAAGAGGTAAATAGCAGTAAGTACTTTAAAGAAAATAAATATTTTTGTCAATTAGATCAAATATATTTATATGGTAAAGATAACTCGTGGAAACCTTTTAACAATAGATGCTTTGTAGCACCTATAATTAATAAGGATGAGTTAGAGCTAAAGAAAGAAAAAAACCATATTGGAATACTAAAATATGGTAATAGTTCCTTAGAAGCTCTTAAAATAAACAAAGGAGACGTTGTGGGCTTTACACCTAACAGCGAATTTGAATTTGTCGTTAACGATGAATTATTATATTGTATGAAATCAAAAGATATTGTAATTAAATATGAGCACGAAAAAGACCAAGCTCAGTATAATCCAAGCTGGGCAAAGAGCAGTTGAGGAATTAATAAAAGTAGCTAAAGAGCCTATTGTTGATTCAGGAGATGATATAACCGCTGATAGATTAAAGAATGCTGCAGCCACAAAGAAACTAGCTATATTTGACGCTTTTGAAATACTAACACGTATTGAAGAAGAAAAAAGTATGTTAAATGAAAGTGAGAATACTAAAGAAAAATCTTTTAAAGGTTTTGCAGAGGGGAGGTCTAAATGATGTACGAACAAACATTAGTAAAAACACTTGATGATTACATTAAACCTGGTATTATAAAAAAAAATAACAGGTATAAGAAATGGAATTATGGCTATGATGCTGAGCATGATATAGTTGTAATAAGTAAAGATGGTACGTTAGGTGAAATAATACAGATACAAAATCTAGTCATAGGTCTACCTTTAGAACCTGAAAATATATACAAGCGTTCAAGAAAAAAAGAAGAGCAGAAGTGGGAGAAATTAGAGTACCCTAAAGAGCTTTCAAAAATAAAAAGTGTATTTGACTGGGAAAAGTACCCTAATACATTTAAAGAAAAATGGTATGATTATATTGACGAAGAGTTTAAAAGAAGGGAGCAGGGTTTTTGGTTCAAAAACAATGGTAATGGCAATTATATTACTGGTACTCACTATATGTTCTTGCAGTGGTCCAAAATTGATGTTGGGGCAGCAGACTATAGGGAGTCGAATAGATTATTCTTTATCTTCTGGGAAGCTTGTAAAGCAGATGTACGGTGTTACGGAATGTGTTATCTTAAGAACAGACGATCAGGTTTCTCTTTCATGGCATCAAGTGAGACGGTTAACCTTGCTACAATATCCACAGATTCAAGATTTGGCATTCTATCAAAGTCCGGGCAAGATGCCAAGAAGATGTTTACTGATAAGGTCGTACCCATATCGGTTAATTACCCCTTCTTCTTCAAACCGATCCAGGACGGTATGGACAGGCCGAAGACAGAACTCGCGTACAGAGTACCAGCATCGAAACTTACAAGAAAGAAACTTGATGAGGGTATCGCCTCAGAGGAGAAACAGGGTCTCGACACGACAATCGACTGGAAGAACACCGGGGACAACTCGTACGATGGTGAAAAACTAAAAATATTAGTACACGACGAGAGTGGTAAATGGGAGAGACCAGATAATATATTAAATAACTGGAGAGTTACAAAAACTTGTTTACGTTTAGGTAAAAAAATAGTAGGTAAATGTATGATGGGTAGTACCTCAAACGCTTTAGACAAGGGTGGTGCTAATTTTAAAAAATTATATTATGCTTCAGACGTCAGGGAGAGAAACCGCAACGGGCAGACTAGCTCAGGATTATATAGTCTGTTCATACCTATGGAATGGAATTACGAAGGATTCATCGACGCTTATGGCTTACCTGTATTCGATACACCGAAAGGAAAAATATTAGATCCTGCTGGTGATATAATTACAACAGGAGTAATAGAGCATTGGGAAAATGAAGTTGATGGTTTAAAGAGTGATCAAGATGGATTAAACGAATACTACAGACAATTTCCAAGAACAGAGAAACACGCTTTTAGAGATGAAGCAAAATTATCTCTATATAATTTAACTAAAATATATGAGCAAATAGATTTTAACGAAGATGTTAAAAACAAAAGCTTAGTTACAAGAGGTAGTTTTCAGTGGAGAGGTGATGTTAAAGATACTGTAGTTGAATTTAAACCAAACAATAACGGTAGGTTTTATATATCTTGGATTCCATCGATGAACTTACAAAACAACGTTATCGTAAAAAATGGCTTAAAATACCCAGGTAATGAGCACATTGGTGCTTTTGGGTGTGATAGCTACGATATATCAGGTACAGTTGATAAAAGAGGTTCTAATGGATCTCTGCATGGTTTAACTAAATTTAATATGGATAATGCTCCATCTAATATGTTTTTTTTAGAATATATAGCTAGACCACAAACAGCAGAAATATTCTTTGAAGATGTTTTAATGGCGTTGCATTTTTATGGTATGCCAATATTAGCAGAGAATAATAAACCTAGATTACTGTATTATTTAAGAAGAAGAGGTTATAGAAACTTTTCTATAAATAGACCTGATAAAGCATATAATAAATTATCTGTAACTGAGAAAGAAATTGGTGGAATACCAAACTCTAGTGAAGATATTAAACAAGCTCACGCTGCTTCTATTGAAACATATATAGAAGATCATGTTGGTTATACTGGAGAAGGCTATGGACAAATGTATTTTCAAAGAACATTAGAGGACTGGGCAAGATTTAACATAAACAATAGAACAAAACACGATGCAACTATAAGCTCTGGACTAGCTGCTATGGCTTGTAATAAAAACAAGTATTCACCAGTGTATAAAGTGCAGAAAAGAAAAGTGCAATTATCTTTTAACAGATATGACAATAATGGAAATATTTCAAAAATAATAAAATAAATGATTTATACTAGTACAAATAGCTCTTTCCCAAGTCAGGTAGTACCAGATTCAGAAAAGGAAAGTTTAGAGTATGGTCACGCTGTAGGTAGAGCCATTGAGAATGAGTGGTTCAAAGGCGACAGAGGTACTAATCTTGGCGGAAGATTTGCAAGTAATTGGCAGTACTTTCACAGATTAAGACTTTACGCAAGAGGAGAGCAGTCTGTTCAAAAGTATAAAGATGAGTTATCTATAAATGGTGACTTAAGCTACTTAAACCTAGACTGGAAACCTGTAGCTGTATTATCTAAGTTTGTTGATATTGTTGTTAACGGTATGACAGATAAAGGATATGAAATAAAATCATTTGCGTCAGATCCATTTGCTGTAAAAGAAAGAACACAACACGCCACTGATTTGGCTGAAGATGCTTTCTCACAAAACCTTATACAAGAAGCTCAGCAAAACTTTGGTATTGATTTAAGTAGAACTAACGTACCTAAAGATCAATTACCTAAAAGTAAAGAGGAATTAGAGCTACATATGCAACTTAGTTATAAGCAAGCTATTGAAATAGCTGAAGAAGAGCTTATAAACAATGTATTAGATTATAATAAATACGAAGAAGTT